TGGTGGGTACAGCGTGGCAAACTTCCAGACTGGTACGAACAAGGCAAACTAGCAAGCGATGGTGATGCTACTGCTATTCAAACACTGGCTAAAGAAGGTGTGCATATCAGCGAATGGGCTTGGCTACAAACAGAGTTTGATCAAGTTATTCCCAATAACAGTACAGTAGAACATTTGTATGCTAAAGTTACTGGTCTGTTGAAAGCGGACTCTCTACCCAAGTATTAACAGTTTCCTGTAGTTCTATTCTGCAGTTAGCACAAACTGATTTTAAATTAATCCAGTTATTATTTTTTAAGTTTCCGTCAACGTAAAATACAAACATCTGTTGTTTGTATTTTGCTTTAAATCCACAACGTTCGCAGGTTAACTTCTTTTTGTATCCTGCACGTAGCCAACCTGCAACCTGCCGTCCTCGTTTACCTTGACGAGCACAACTAGAGCACTGCTTCCTATAGCGTACTTTACCTTTAGAATAATAATTTATTGCTACAGGATTGCCATGACAAGTGGGACATAATGGGCGTTGCATGCGTTTATTTATAAGCAAACCTTTCGAAAGGTGTCTGTAGCACCCGAAATCTATAGTGTTATTATAAATACTAAAAAATATATTCTTATAAGGATAAAAACATGGCACTAGTATCTCCAGGATTAGAAATTAGCGTAACTGACGAAAGTCAATACGTTCCGGGTGCAGTAGGAACTGTACCACTAATTATTATGGCTACTGCTCAGGATAAAACAAATCCATCGGGCACAACAGCCGCAGACACAACAGCCGCTAGAGCAGGTAAATTATTAGCCTACACTAGCCAAAGAGAACTTATTGCCGCAATGGGTTACCCAAGCTTCAAACAAAGCGCCGCAGGTACACCATTGCACGGTGATGAGAGAAACGAATATGGCTTAATGGCCGCTTATAGCGCATTAGGAAATGTTAACAGAATTTTTGCTATTAGAGCAAACATTGACTTAGATGCGTTAGCACCTACAGCAGTACGTCCAGTAGGTGATGTAGCAAATAACACACATTGGATGGATCTTGCTACAACTACTTGGGGCATGTACGAATGGGACGCTGTTAACTCAAAGTTTAACTTAAAGACACCTTTACTATTCACAAGTACAAGCGATCAAACCTTAGTAAGTAGTGTTTATGTACCAAAAGCAAGTATTGGTCAAATTGGCGAGTATGCTGTATCATTTGGTACAGGTAGCAATGCTTTATTATTCTACAAAGCAGGTACAGACTTACCAACAGATGACGCAAAATACAATACATGGGTGCGTTTAGGTACAACTGATTGGGCAACTTCACGTGCTACAATTAAAGGTTCAGCAACTTCACCAGAAATTGCCGCAAGTACACCAGCCGCTACTATTACAATTAACGGTTCGACAGTTACAGTTGGTAACACAGGCGCCGCTAGAACACTTGCACAGGTTGTTAGCGCAATTAATACAGCAGGCGTTACAGGTGTTACAGCAGCCGCAGTTGGTAACAAGTTATACTTGTATGCTTCAGACCTAGCTGAAAGTGATGGCGCAACAGCAGACGGTAAGATTGCTATTGCTAACGGATCAGGTACACCGCTAACAACATTAGGTATTACAGCAGGCACATACGCAAATCCATTATTATTATATGGTGATTTTGCCGCTTATCCAAGTTGGAGAAGCAGTGACGCAGAGCCCCGTCCAACAGGTTCAGTTTATGCTAAACTTGGCGCAACTGGATCAGGTGCTGATATTGTTATTAAAAAGTATACAGCACTTACTGACACATGGACACAGTTAGCCGCTCCGTTCTATAATAAAGCAGAAAATGCACTTTATGGTTTAGATCCAGCTGGGGGTGGTAACGGTATCGTTGCTGGCACACTTTGGATAGCACACGATCCGCTACGTACAGATACAGGCGGTTTTAAACCATTCAGACGTAGAGTAGCAGGTCAAACTATCGTAAGTGGTACAGCTACAGCCTCTAACCCATTTACAGCAAGCGATCAGTTAAAGATTGGTGTTACCAGTATTGGTACAGCCGCAATTACTGAGTACACAGTAACATTATCAGGTACATCACCAGCAAGTTTTGTCAGTGATGTATTAGCACTTAACATTCCAGAGTTAGACATCAGTGTAAGTAGCACAAATGTTATTACTTTTGAACACATCTTTGGTGGCGATATCTACTTAACAGACGTTACAGGTACACCGACAGCAGATGCAGGTTTCTCAAGTAGCACAACAGGTACTATCTTATACGGTAGCACACTTGCATTAACTAACTGGGAAGCATTAACATATACATATAGTACAACTGAGCCATATCAGGCACCAGCAGACGGTACATTATGGTACTACAGCGATGCCGCTACAGTTGACATTATGATTAACGAAATTGGTGGCTGGAGAGGCTACAAGAGTAGTTACTATGATGGTACAACAACTGATGCACGTGGTTTTGATTTAAGTGCTACAGATGCAAATGGTGTACAGGTTACAGCAAGCGAGCCAACTTTCCAAAGCGACGGTGTTAGCGCACTAGTAGCAGGTGACTTATGGTTAGACAGCAGTGACTTAGAAAACTATCCAAAGATTTATCGTTATGATGGTAGTGACTGGGTGTTAATTGACAACACAGACCAAACAAGTCAGAACGGTATCTTATTTGCAGATGCACGTTGGGATACAGATGGTACTACTGATATTATTACAGGCAGCTTACCAGCAATCACAGAATTGTTAGCAAGTGATTACATTGACCAAGACGCACCAGACTATAGACTTTACCCACGTGGTACACTATTGTTCAACATGCGTAGAAGTGGTTACAATGTTAAGCAATATGTAAGCAACAAGTTTAATGCAACAGCGTTCCCTGATTTACCAGCAGTTCCGGGTGCAGATAGCAGTTTACCAACTGTTAAGAACACATGGCAAACAGCTAGTGGATTGCAGGACAACGGTGCAATGTACGCAGGACGTAAAGCACAGCGTAAGATGGTTACAGCCGCTATGCAGAGTGCAGTTACAGCCAACACAGAAGTGCGTGAAGACCAGTATGCGTTTAATATTATTGCATGTCCTGGTTACGAAGAAGTTATTGATGAGATGGTTGCATTGAATAACGATCGTAAGAACACAGCATTTATTATTGGTGATACACCAATGCGTTTAGCACCAAATGCTGTTGATATTGCAAACTGGAGTAATAACACAGACGGTACAGGTCTTGCTACAGCAGACCCATACTTAGGTGTTTACTATCCACATGGTCAAGCAACAGACTTACAAGGCAACACTATTGTTGTTCCAGCAAGTCACATGGCATTGCGTACAATGATCTTTAATGACAATGTAGCATATCAGTGGTTTGCTCCAGCAGGTACACGACGTGGTTTAGTAGACAATGCTTCGAGTATTGGTTACATCAACTCAAGTACAGGTGAGTTTGAATTTAACAGTATTAGAGTTGGCTTACGTGATACATTATACGAAAACAAGATCAACCCTATTACAAACTTACCAGGTGTTGGCTTAGTTGTTTGGGGACAGAAGACACGTAACCCAACCGCAAGCAGTCTTGATCGTATTAATGTTGCACGTCTTGTTAACTACATCAGAACAATACTTGCAAGAGTTGGTGACGGCTTCTTGTTTGAACCAAATGACAAGATTACACGAGATCAAATCTCAAACATTATCAGTGGTGCAATTAACGACTTAGTTGCAAAACGTGGTGTTTACGATTACTTGGTAGTCTGTGATGAGTCAAACAACACACCAACACGTATTGCACGTAATGAGTTGTACGTTGACATTGCTATTGAACCAATGAAGGCAGTTGAGTTTATTTACATTCCAATTAGACTTAAGAACCCAGGTGACATAGCGGCAGGTATATTATAATAGTAGTACTTAATGGAGCCTTCGGGCTCCATTAACACAGTAGGTATTTTCGATAAATATCTATAACAGGAGAACATAATATGGCAATTTCGTCATTAAATAAATTTACAGTACCTTTAAGTACTGATCAGAGTGCAAGTACTCAAGGTTTATTAATGCCAAAGATGAAGTATCGCTTCCGAGCGTTATTTGAAAACTTTGGTGTTAGTACAGAGAGAGTAGAACTTACTAAACAGGTTATGGATATCACCAGACCAACAGTCAACTTTAACCCGTTTACTGTTGATGTTTATAATAGCAAAGTTAAGTTAATTGGTAAGCCTGAATGGGCAGATATTACTGTTAATCTTCGTGACGATGCTGGTGGTAATATCAGCAAGTTAGTTGGCGAGCAGATTCAGAAGCAATTTGACTTTGCAGAACAATCATCAGCAAGTTCAGGTATTGATTACAAATTTGTTCTTAAATTTGAAATGCTTGATGGCGGTAACGGTGCAAACGATGTCACAGTATTAGAGACATGGGAACTATACGGTGCGTTTGTTAACCAGGTTAACTACGGTGATATGGATTACAGTTCAAATGATCCAGCAACTGTAGCATTAACAGTTACGTATGATAATGCAATACAAACACCAACA